CGGGGGCCTCCGGCGCGGCCGGAACAGGCGCACTGGATTACGACAAGGTTCCCGCCTCTGCCATGATCCACTGGTTCCGTACCGACCGGCCCGGCCAGAGCCGCGGCCTGCCCGACATCCTGCCGGCGCTGCCCCTCTTTGCGCAGTTGCGCCGCTACACGCTGGCGGTGATCGCGGCGGCAGAATCAGCCGCCAACATCGCCATCTTCATGAAGACCAACACCCCGGCCGGCGGCGAGGCGGCGGAAGTGGAACCCATGACGGAGATGGAATTCTCGCCCAACATGGCCGTCTTCGGCCCCGAGGGCTGGGAACCCACGCAGATTCGGGCAGAGCAGCCGGCGACCACCTACGACATGTTCAAGCGGGAAATCCTTAACGAGATCGCCCGCTGCCTGAACATGCCATACAACATCGCCGCCTGCAACAGCAGCGGCTACAACTACGCATCGGGGCGGCTGGATCATCAGACGTACTTCAAGAGCATCCGCGTGGAGCAGACCCACTGCGAGACGGTGGTGCTGGATCGCATCCTGGATGCCTGGCTGGTCGAAGCGGTGAAGGTCTTCGGCCTCGGCGAGGTTGAAGATGCATCCCACCAGTGGTTCTGGGACGGCCACGAGCACGTGGACCCGGCCAAGGAAGCCAACGCCCAAGCCACACGCCTGGCCAGCAACACCACCACGCTGGCGGCGGAATATGCCCGTCAGGGCAAGGACTGGGAGACTGAGCTTCGCCAGCGGGCCAAGGAAGTCGCCTTGATGAAGGAACTGGGGCTGACGGTCGCGCAGGCCGCGCCGGGAGCGCAGCCAGCCGTTGATCAGCAGTCCAACAAGGAAGACACCGGCGATGAATCGCAGCAACGACAATCCCAAGCAGCTTGAACTTACCGCCGCGATGGAGTTCGACGTAGCCGCCGATGGCGGAGACGGCCCTTCGAGCGGCTCAGGGCTGCCGCGATTCAGCATGGTCGCCTACACGGGCGGGCCGATGCGTATCGCCGGCTGGCGATATCCGGTCGTCGTGGACCTAGCCGGGTTGGCGATCCCCTCGCAGTCGCGGCCTATCCGCTTCGGCCATGACGCCAGCAGCGGCGTCGGCCACACCGACGCGATACGAATCGACACGGGGCGGCTTGTGGCCACGGGGTTTGTGTCGCGTGATACCGCCGCCGCCAAGGAGATCGTCGTTTCCGCCAGGAACGGCTTCCCCTGGCAGGCGAGCATCGGGGCGGCCGTGGAGCAGTTCGAATTCGTGCGAGAGAGCCAGTCCGTTCTCGTGAACGGCCGTGAATTCACCGGTCCCGTCAACGTCGTCTGCAAGGCGACCTTGGGGGAAATCAGTTTCGTCGATCTTGGTGCCGACGGCAACACGTCGGCGTCTGTGGCCGCATCGGCCAAGGAGAAAGAAATCATGGACGAAAACGTCAACGACAAGAGCAACGCCACGGCTGTGGCCGAATCGGGCAAGGATGCCCAGGATGCGCAGGCGTCCCAACGGGACGTCCCTTACGGGGCGAAGGCTGGCAAGGAGGCCAGTCCGCCTGCCATTGCGGCATCCGCAACGGCGGATGCGGGTCTGACCGCCGATCCCGTCGCGGACATGCGCTCCCGGGCGGCAGCCGAGCAACAGCGGATTGCGGCGGTGCGCAAGGTCTGCGGCGACGCCCACGCGGAGATCGCCGCCAAGGCCATCGCCGAGGGTTGGGATGTCACGCGGACCGAGCTGGAGGTTCTGCGGGCCGACAGGCCCAAGGCGCCGGAGGTCCACGTGCATGACAACTCCATGACCGGCTCGGTCCTGGAGGCCGCGTGCATGCTGACCGGCGGCGTGAAGGCCGACGACGTGGCCACGTCCTTCGGCGAGAAGGCCGTCGAGGCTGCTGATAAGCGATTCAAAGGCGGCATCGGACTCCAGGAGCTTCTGCTGGAGGCCGCGTGGGCCAACGGATATGACGGGCGGAACTTCCGCGACAGCCGGGCCGTGCTGCGTTTTGCCTTCGGCCATGCCGGCGGCATCCAGGCGGGCTGGTCCACCATCGACATCGGCGGGATTCTTTCCAACGTCGCCAACAAGTTCCTGTTGGAGGGATTTTTCTCTGTCGAGCGAACCTGGCGGAACATCTGCGCCGTCCGCAACGTGTCGGACTTCAAGACCGTCACGTCGTATCGCCTGATCGGCAAGGACCAGTACGAGATCGTCGCCCCCGGCGGGGAGCTCAAGCACGGGACGCTGGGCGGCGAGAGCTACACCAACAAGGCCGACACCTACGGCCTGCTGCTGGCCATCGACCGCCGCGACATCATCAACGACGACCTGGGCGCCATCACCACCGTGCCGCGAAAGCTCGGCCGCGGGTCTGGCCTGAAGATCAACGACGTGTTCTGGGCGGTTTTTCTGAACAACGGCTCGTTCTTCACCGCCGGCAACAAGAATTACCTCACCGGCGCCGACACCGTCCTGGGCATCGACGGCCTGACCAAGGCCGAGAAGGCTTTCATGGACCAGACCGATAGCGACGGCAAGCCCATCGGGATCATGCCCGCCATCATGCTGGTGCCGACGGCGCTGTCGGCGATGGCGACCATGCTCTACAAGAGCCTGGAGATTCGCGACACCACCGCAAGCACCAAGTACCCCGTGGCCAACCCGCACCAGAACAAGTTCCGCGCCGAGGTCAGCCGGTATCTGTCCAACTCCAGCTACACCGGCAACAGCGAGAAGGCGTGGTATCTGCTGGCCGACCCGACGGACCTGCCCGTGATCGAAGTGGCGTTCCTCAACGGCCAGGAGTCGCCCACCATCGAGACGGCCGAGGCGGACTTCAACGTCCTGGGCGTCCAAATGCGCGGCTACCACGATTTTGGCGTGAACCTTCAGGACGCCAAGGGCGGCGTGAAGAGCAAGGGTGAAGCGTAACGGCAGACTGTTAGACCTTTAGGCTATTCGGCTGTTAGGCGCAGCAGCACATTGCCACAGTTTTACCTAACAGTCTAACGGCCTCCAGCCTAACAGCCTTTGCGAAGCGACTACAAGGAGCGAGCAACATGGCAACTGCAACTTTTGTGCATGACGGCGGCAGCATTGACTACACCCCATCTTCGGCCGTGGCGGCTGGGGACGTGGTGGTCCAGAACAACCTTGTGGGCGTGGCCCGCACGCCCATCGCGGCCAATGCCCTGGGCAGCCTGGCCGTGGCGGGCGTCTTCGACGTGCCCAAGGCCACCGGCACCGGCAAGGCCATCGCCGCCGGCAAGACGGTCTACTGGGACGCGACCAACAAGGTCGCCACCGAGACTTCCTCCGGCAACACGCTTATGGGCAAGACCGTCGCCGCGACGGCTGATGCCGACGCGATGGTCCGCGTCCGCATGAGCCAGTAACGGCATGAGAAGCAGACTGTTAGGTGTTTTGGCTGTTCGACTGTTAGGCACAACAAGACTGCCGGTCGTCGCGCCTAACAGTCAAACAGTCTAAAGGTCTAACAGTCTACGAAGCGAGCAACGCGAGCGAAGCATGGCTGATCTGCTGGAACAAGCAAGCGACTGGCTGAACGGGCAGCGCGTGGCGCACCTGTCGAAACCAGTGACGTACCGGCGCGGAGATTATTCGCTTGAGGTCGCGGCCACGGTCGGCCGGACCGTCTTTGAGATCGACGACGGGTATGGCGCCATCGAGCGGTTCGAGAGCCGCGACTTCCTGATCGCGGCGGCGGAGTTGGCGGTCAACGGCCAACCGTTTGAGCCGTCCTCCGGCGACCTGATCGCCGAGACCGTCGGCCAAGCGACGTTTGTTTACGAAGTCTTGGCCCCCGGCAAGGAGCCGTGCTGGCGGTACAGCGGTCCGTATCGGCGGACGTTGAGAATTCACACCAAGCAGGTGACCTGCGAGTAGCAGGTCATCCTGAGCGAGCTGAAGGCGAGTCGAAGGAATGTGCGCTGAAAGCGACCAACCTGTGTGCCGTAGCCTTGGCGAAGGCACATACGACCGCGTGTGCCGTGGCGAGTTTGCCTCGGTCCACGTCAAGCTTGACAAGCTCGATGAGGCGATTCGCGGCAACGGCAAGCCTGGGATTCAGCTTCGCCTCGACCGGTTGGAGTCGGCGGAGGCCGTCCGCTCGAGGCTCATGTGGATCATCGCGGGTTCCACCGTGACGCTGGCGATTGGCGCGGTGTGGAAGCTCGTCATTGGAGGATAGCGAATGGCCAAACGATGGATTCAATCGGCGGATGTGGACATCAGCGGCAGCGGCGCGATCACCGTCGGGTCCGGCAAAACCTACAAGCGATCCGTAATCAATGCTTCCGCCGCCGGTGACAACATCATCGTCGCGGCGGTATCCGGCAAGAGCATCCGCGTGGTCGCCATCAACGTGACGACCAAGCTGGCGGTGGATGTCACCATCTGCTCGGGGGCCGGCAACACCAAGCCGCTCTCGGCCGTCAAGAGTGTGGGCGACACGGGCGGGTGGGTTGACGCCGGCTCGGCCGACCCTGCCGCTTATCGTTACGGCACCGACGCCGGCGACGCGCTCAATATCTACACCTCCGCCGCCTCCAAGGGCGTCGGAGTCGAGGTCGTGTATTACGAGGAATAGGCATGGCTGATTCAACGCAGACTGCCGTAAGCCCGTATCACGCCACCCATGCAACAGGCGGCCGCGTCTATGCCAGGCCCGTGTGGATGGAAGCGACCGTCGAGGGCGTGACCAAGCTCATACCCATCGCCGATGCCGTGACCGTGGAGCATGACGACAACGACGGCTCCTGGACGGTTCGTTGCGTGGACGGCCGCTGGATAAGGATGTCATACGCGGATGATTGCCGCCAGGCGATCATCGACGCCACGACAAGCGTCAAGACCGATCAACATGCCTTCGGCCCGCAGTTAGACCTTGCCATGGCTCCCGCGGCGGTGTCTATCAACGTGACGTGCAGCGAGGGAGTCCGCAACGACGGCCTCTCCTGGATGTTCGATTGCGACAGCAAGGTCGGACTTCACCTGTTTGCCTGGCAGCAACGCTTTGGCGAGCCGGAAGGCAAGCTCAGCGATACGCAACTGCTTGAAGGCAAAGAGGGCGCTGGCAGCGACACCCTCACCTTCAATCTGGAGCCGTACAAGGCCCAAGTCGCGGCGGCCACGGCGAGAGCCGAAAACTTGTATGCCAGAAGGACTGCCAAACGAATAGCAGCCGCTCGGCCCTGGACCGCTGATGAAATCCCGCCGGTGGCGCCCCCGATAGTCGATCTTGACCCATCCGTTCATGCCCAGGCAAGCAATCTGGTTCGCTGGTACCTTGACGGCCAGCCGGATCAACTTGGCCCAGACCAGCAGCACTTCACCTGGGCGCAAATTCACGCAGCCGCATCCGATCCTGGCTGCAAGGTCACCACCGAATGGCTGCCCGGCGTGGGCTGCCGCATGTGGCCCCTGCGCATTTATTCAAGGCACCTTGGATATGGGCCTGTCTATGGGCAGATCGCCCGCTTTACCGCCACATTCGACACCAGCGGCATTGAGGGCAATGTCGCCTCCTGCAAGTTGAGGCTTAAGGTCGCCAGCGGGACTCCCGCCAACGTCGCCATTCGAGCCGGCATCACGATGGACGATACCGGCAACGCGACTTTCGGGAATGCTCACTCCACCGGCAACGACCGAGGGCTGGCCGACTTCAATGCGGCCACGGGCGTGTTCACCAGCCAGGAGCTGGTCGGCAGCGGCTTCGCAAAAGCCCAGGAGTTTGCCCTCTCGGTGCTTGAGTATGACCACGACTACCTGGGAATAGAGCCCCAGACGCCGCAGAAATACCCGACCAACTGCATGGTGTTTGAAATCGGCCAGGAGGATGGGCCGTATCTGGAGTACACAATCGCTTCGCCAGCCTCCTCGCGACGCGGCCTCATGGGGGTGGGCACGTGAACATCATCGCCGACATCGCCGACGCCGTGGTGGCCGCACTGAACGGCCATGAGTTCAGCCAGGAATTCACCGCCGTGCGGGCCTACCGGCCGGAATACGACCTGCGGGAGATGGCGGACCTGCGTGTCACCGTCGTGCCCAAGGCCGTGGAGATGACCACGGCAGGCCGCGGCCTGGCCCAAAGCGACATCCAGATCGACCTGGCCGTGCAGAAGAAACTCTCCGTCGGCGACAACCCCGAAATCGACACTCTGATGGGCTTGGTCCAGGAGATCGCGGAGTTCATCCGCGCCATGGGACGGTTTGGCGACGCAATGTGGGTCAGGGCGGAGAACTCGCCCATCTACTCCCAGGAACACCTGGGCGAGATGCGGCTGTTCACCAGCGTGCTGACGCTGACGTTGAGGGTGATGACGGCATGAAGATCGGCATGGTCACCAAGCAGATGTTCTTCGACCGCCAGGCGGTCCTTGGCGCGGTGGACCGCGCCACACGGAGTGTCCTGAGCAAGTTTGGCGCATTCGTCCGAACGGCCGCCAGGCACAGCATCCGCAAGCGCAAGGCCGCAAGCCAGCCGGGTAGCCCGCCATCCAGTCACGTTGGGACGCTGCGGCGGCTGATCTTCTTCGGTTACGACCCGGCGCGAAAGTCAGTGGTGATCGGTCCCACGCCGTTCCGTAGCGAAGTGGAGGCGCCACCGCTGCTGGAATACGGGGGGCGGGCGCGGCGCAAGGACCGCAAAGGCCGGAACGTGGTGTCGATCTACCGCCCACGGCCGTTCATGACCCCTGCGTTTGAGAGTGAGAAGACGAAGTTGCCCGCGTTGTGGGCGGGTTCGGTGCGATGAGACTGTTCGACATTTTGACTGTTCGGCTTTTCGGCGCAGCAGTTGCGCCTAACAGCCGAACGGCCTACAGCCTAAAGGACTGATGCTATGCCCACTCAGACATTCATCCTCGGCATGAACGCCAAGCTCTATCAGGGCGAGCCGGGCGCTGAGCTTTCGGCGCTGGTGGAGATGTCCAACATCAAGGACCTGACGCTGACGATGGAGGCCGGCGAGGCCGACGTGACCACCCGCGCCAACTCCGGCTGGCGGGCCACCGCCGCCACGCTCAAGGAGGCGACGTGCGAGTTCGAGATGCTCTGGAAGCCCGGCGAC